AGATCCACCGAATACCCCAGCAACACCGAGCATGTGGAACGGATGCATAAGGATATTGTGTTCTGCTTGGAATACGAACATGAAGTTAAAAGTACCAGAAATACCAAGAGGCATACCATCACTAAAACTCCCTTGTCCGAAAGGGTATACAAGAAAAACCGCTAGAGCTGCTGACAATGGAGCTGTATAAGCTACAAAGATCCAAGGTCTCATACCTAGTCGGTAAGATAGTTCCCATTGTCTCCCTGCATACGCAGCCACTCCAATGAGAAAGTGGAATATAACTAACTGATATGGTCCGCCATTGTATAGCCACTCGTCTAGCGTGGCAGCTTCCCAGATAGGATAGAAATGTAGTCCGATTGCATTTGAGGAGGGGACGACAGCTCCTGATATTATGTTGTTTCCGTAGATTAAGGAACCTGAAACTGGTTCACGTATGCCATCGATGTCCACTGGAGGAGCAGCGATAAAGGCGAGAATAAAACATGTGGTGGCAGCTAGTAAGCAAGGTATCATTAGCACTCCAAACCAACCAACATATATGCGGTTGTCTGTGCTAGTTACCCAGTTACAAAACTTTTCCCAATTGGTTGTAGTGTCTCTTGTTACTGAGATTGCAGCCATGTGATTAATTAATGTAAATGAATGTTTGAACATTCCTCGTCCACTTTGGAGAGGAAAAATTCGATGAGGTCCATCTTATTCTTAAGAGGTAGATCCTCATCGAGTATCACTTTGTATCTTGCTTCGAGGAAATCAAAGCAACTCATCTTCCATTTAGAAGATGCCGGGTATGATCTGACCTGTGGTGACATAAGCACCGACAGCAGCAACAAAGCCAAGCATTGCTGCCCAGCCGTTAAAGCGTTCCGCTTCATGTGTCATAATTGGATTTGTGTTGTGGTGTGACATAGGAATAATTCGTACTGGTGGTTCGTAAGGGTATTCGTTTTCGAGTAGTGTGTCTAAATCTTTAGTTTTCATTTCTTCGGGGGTCTGCCTTTTTTAGTTCCATAGGTGCCCTTGCCTTTCGGTGCCATAATTAAAAATCGATATCTGAACGTTCTAGTTTTGCTACAACATCCTGTCTATAGGCAGGGTCTCTGTCATAGCGAGGGTCGCTCATAGCTTCTACTAATTGGGCTTGACTTCTAAATACATCACCGCTGGTATCAGCAGCTTTGCCTGTAAGTCTTCGTCCTTCGTAGCCATTAACTGCTTCGTATCTAGACTTGATAGCATCAACTCCTAACTGAATAGCAGCTGCATTGCCAGTACCAACTAAATCATCGAAAGCTTTAATTTCATTTTCTGGAAGATTATTACTTGCCCATGTAACCAAATTATTGTATTGAGCTTCACCACCAACAGAGTTTTGTATTTTATTAATCTCTGCTGTGTTTACATCAACTTCAGTTTGATTAGTCTGATTAGTCTGAGGATTATCTTTGACCATTTGCATATAGCCATTAACTAAATCCTGACTACTCATACCTTTAAATTTTTCAAGAGTTTCTGGAGATAAAGATTCACCATTTTTATAGTACTCATCACTAGCTGATTCAATTAATGAATAAGCTTCGCTCTTTTCCTTTGGTTCGTCTTTCTCATCTGTAACCTCTTCTTCATCTTTAGTAGCTTCAGGTTCTTCCTTATCTCCTAATTTTTTTTGGAGTTCTACATATGCTTTTTCTAAATCTTCAGCATTCTTATATTTACCAGCAAGTAATTCACCTTGCTCCTTAGCCATTTCCTCCCCAACTTGCAGGGAGTCTTGCTCTTCAGTCGTCAGATTTTCTACATCTGTAGACTGGTCATCTTGTTTGATAGTTAGTGTATCAGCCATAGTTATTCAACGGGTGGTTCTTCTTCTGGCATCATTTCTGGATTTTTTTGTGGGTCCATTAATGGAGTACCAGCTAATTGTCCAGCTTGATCAACCAAAGATTGTTGTGTTTGTGCTTGTTGTGCAGCTTGCATTTCTTCTGCCATCTGCTGTTCAGTCTTAACAAGATTAAGTACATCAATACCCTGAGCAGCTGCCAATCGTTTGATAGCTTCTGCTGGATTAATGTATTGCATTAAAGCTTCTGGTCCTAAAGTCTGAGCAATAGTTCCAATGAACTGAGTTAATGATTCTCTATCTTGTCCTCTACCTAAAGCATTAACGCCGGCAACTATTGTTGGACGTACTATATCTTTAGGTAGCTTGGGTATCTCATTAGATCTTTGTAAAACTAATAAGGTTCTACTGAGATAAGGTATTAGGAACTCAACTGTAAGTAATGAAAATATACCGCCAAGTTGTTGTTCTAGTTCCAACTGTGTAAGGCGTACCTCTTCAGCTGTAACTCTTTCTGCTTGCCTTACGTTCATAACAAGGAAAGCTTCTAACATTCTTCTCTCTATATTTTGAGCCATCTGTGCAGCTGTAGCGAAGTCAGCAGTTTTTCCTACTTGGATAACTGCAACGTCTTCTGGTCTACCCTGAACAATTGCTCCGTTACCAGCCTTTGCAATGGTGGCTGGTTTAGTAGTTGAACTTGGAGACACAAGGAAAATAACTTTACTGGCAGCAGCAGCTCCTTCAATAAGAGCTTGACTTAAACCATCAAGTGATTTTAAATCTCCTAAAAATTCTTCTACTCTTCCACGACCATAGTCTTCTCCATCAACTGTATTGAACCGTAAAGGCAACCAGGGACTGGCTTTCTTAGGTGCGGTACTTCTTGTATCAGGAATAATTTTATCAAATGCTTCTTGATGCCATATCCATCTGCCACTAGCTTTATCTAGTCTGACCATTGTGTATATAGTTACATCATCTGCAACTGAATTAGATTCATCTACAACCGAATTAGGTTCGGGTTCTGGTAGTTCAATATCTAATACTTTTCTACTTATAAGTTCCTTAGTGACTATGCATAAAACGTTACCATCACCATCACGCTCGACAACATATCTAGTTAAAGGAAAAGTTTTTAAACCATCTTTGTGCATGTAGATCAATGCATTACCACCAACAATTAAATGTTTAAGTGCTTGGTGTATTGCAACTCGATCATTACTAGCAGCTATATATTCCATGATCATCCTTTCCATCTTTGCAAATGAAAGATCTAATTCACTTCTTATTTGAGGATCTAGCTCTTCTCCTAATTTGTCATCACGTACCTGTAGCTTGAAAAAACTTGTCTGTGGAGGTAAGACAGCCAACATAAGTTTGGCTGCTAATGTCACCACACACTTGGCTCCTACTGATTGCCAAGGTACTGCTAATGATTTGTGGTTTGGTCTTGATGATATATCGTCATCAATTAAATATGGCAACGTGAGTTCAGAACATTGAACTGCTTTATCGAGGAACTGTCGTCTAGCAGAACTAAGCTGATTATATTTTTCACGAGCGTTCACTACTGTATACCTCCAGTAGTATTAGTATTTCCAGGATTTATAGAAGCTGTTGCTCCTGTTGCTGCGGTATCTGGTTTATCTATTCTCAAATCTTTTGTACTACCTTTCTTACCTTTCTTCGTTCCAAGCCTTGATTGAGCTTGCTGTATAGCAGGGTTAACTGGTGTTATTTCTGCTTCAGGTAACTCATCAGGTGGTGCTGGGGGAGCTGGTGGTACTGGAGCTGGTGGTAAAGGTGGCGGAGCTGCTGGTGGTGTGGGTCTTCTAAAAATACACATTAAATTTCATCCTCCATGATGGATTTTATATATTCAATAACGCTGGACTGTCCAGCTCTGTACATAATTGTGTTTATGTCTTCCTTCGGATGGATAGGTTTCCATCCAAAGTTTTCCTCAAGTCTTACTAGCAGCTTGTCTAACCTTTCGTTGTGAAGCTTAAGAGTATTGAGGGAGATTTGTGTTTGCATGTTCAAAGAAAGCTGGCATACGTGCAGCTTTGGTGGCATTAAATTCTGGTGCTTTACCTTCGTACATAAGTCGATCACTAGCATCAAGCCAAAATTTTTTGCTTAAATATTGATCGTCATGTATCGCATTTAACGGTTGCATGATCCAGTTAATTGTTGCCTTCCTTAGCTTGTCTAAAGAAGGACTTGGTTTAAGACCAAGCTCTGCACATACCAAACTATTTGTTGCTACGTGTATCTGCTCGTCTCTTGATATATCTGCACTGACAGTTCTTAATCCAGCATCACCATTAAATCTAAAGAAAGGAAGAATTACAAAAAAGATTGCTCTTTCTATAACTAATGCTTTCAATATTGTGTGATCTGGATGATCTATCCATGCATCTCTCAGGCGTAATGCCTCGGCTTCAGCTTTATCATCTACGCCTAGAGCGTTAGCGATATATCCAAGGGCTAAATCGTGGTTGTCTTCATCCTTTACGTTTGATTCCAAAAGTGCTCTACTTTTCTCTGGAATCTCAGAGAGTGAATCAGATATAAACGAGCCAACTGGACATTCCATATTGCGTACAGCGAGAGCACGGAAAATGGTTTCTTCTGCGCCATATTTTACTTTTCCTTTAGTGGTTTGGACAGGTGTCCATTTCCTTTTTCTATTTAATAATTTTTCGTAGGGGTTCATTGTTGACAGTCGCAATTAATCTCTTCAGGTTTGTTGCTCATTAAGTCTGCCAAGTAATCGTCAACTTCTGACTGATCCAATGCAGCGTATGCATCAGATTTATCTTGAGTGTCGCCCATTACTTGTAAGGAATAATAGAGCGAAGTTTGTGGACTCTTCAGCCACTCTTCGATAAATGCTTCATCGTAAGTCACCATATCGCTCCAAGAATTGAAGCTATAGCCATGAAGCAAACCAGTTCTATCTAGCATGACCATTATTTGATCAGCTACTTTCTTATAATTCTCCCATCCAACTTCGGATGCGATTTCAACGTTGCCATATTGTACTTGTTCTACCCCAAACTCACCTGAATCCCTGTCAACAGTTCTTGCTATAGGTGGTGCGATCTCAGGAGTTGCTGTGTAGCCATGGAGATCTCTACTTCTATACGAACAACTTGCTGTTGGAGCTATGGCAAATGCTCTCTTCATGTTGTTCTCTCTTGCAATGTTAGCTGCTTTTTGTATGCCGAGAAAGAACTCGCGAGCAGCTAATCCCGCGTAGCCTTCGTAAGGTTCAGCATTATTAGTTGCTTCAAGAGCCTTACCAAACTCGGCATAAGTTATGTTGTTGTTGGCGAGGAAGTTGGATAGACCGAGCAGTCCGAATCCGACTTGCCTATCGATATCTGGCGTAAGATACTCTCCAGATTCTCCAATCCCTGTCCTACCGTGGAGTTCACACAGGCTGGACATACCAACACTGAAACCCTCTTGTAAGTCGCCGATGCGACAGGCAGCGAGATTGAGGTGTTGTAACAAGCACGTTCCGCGTGAGGGCAAGTAAACCTCAAGACAGACGTTGGAGTAGATTCTGTTTCCTTCATTGTCATATTTTATTTTGTTGAGCCAAATGTCTCCTCTTGCAATGCCTCGTATAATGCTTTCCTTTGTTGTAGTACTTGCTTCAGTCCAGAGGGATTCGGTGAGGTCAACACATCGTTTAACCCATGGGAGTTCTTCTCTTTTTGCGAGCACGAACTCAATAATATCGGCGTGATTAATATCGAGGTGTAGAACACAGGCACCATTACGGTACGTGCCACCTCTTCTAAGTATTTCATTTAATGTTGAATAGATTTTTGCGAATGAGACTGGTCCAGATGCAACGAGAGTATCAGGTCCCTTATTTGTTTCTGTTCCAGCGGGTCTGAGATCTGACAAGTGGACCGCGACACCTGCTCCGAAACGTAGAGCATGCGATACAAATCTCCAGCTTGCTTCAATTCCATTTGGTCCTTCCATTGAGTCATCGACCTTAAAGATCGTGCATGATACGGGTAGACGTGATGTTGGATTATCAATCCATTGCTGGACCCTTCCGGTCCTAGCTATGATGTTTGGTTCGGTATTCGATTTCATTTGATAAGTAGTGGATAGCTTTTTTTAAATCTTCTATGTCGTTGTCTTTATGTCCGGCTCTGCATGTATATTTGATGACGTTTCCTAAGTGAAATCCGAGTCCTTGGTCTCTAATAAAATCCCAAACATCGATAGAACCTCGTTTGTAGTACGAGGGTCCGTGGTCGTTGGTGGTTTCGGCCATTTATCTATAAGGTTTTTAATACAATTTGATAGAACAAATGCTTGTTCTTGGAGAGCAATCATCACAGTGATAATGTCATCCTTTTTTGTCTCTGGTTTTGCTAGTAAGATCTCAAGCTGGCGTAGCTTCAAATCTTGCTCCATCGTCAATTTTGTAATCGGCTTTGGCGGTCCAGAGTATGGGTTCTTTTTTCTTTGAGTCATAGTCGTGAACGGTAAGAATGCGAGCAAGTTGTGCGTTTATTAATGCGTCTTTTTCAGTCATGCCTTTCTCTTCGAAAGTTTCTACTACCGCTTTCCATGTGTAGCCTTTCAATTTAAAGATTTGTTCAGCACGTTTTATACCAATTCCTGGAACTCCTGAGTAACCGTCAGTGTTATCGCCAGCCATAGCTTGAATTAGATGCCATCTTGCACCTTCATCTGGGGTAATCTCAACCGTCTCATTGAAATCATATAATTTACCAGCAATCTGACGCATATCTTTATCAGGACTAACAATTATGTTGCCTGTATATTTAGTTGCGTAGATTCCCATTGCATCATCTGCTTCAAGAGTATCCTTGATTATTACCTTGTAATTTTCTTTAAGTTTCTGTATGACTCTTTTAAAGCCACAGGGTTTTTTTCTATTTCGATGACCTTTGTAACTCGGTAAGATTTTTTTCCTAAAATTATTAGGGCTTGTAAAAAAGAGGATTATTTCGTCATAAAACGGAAATTCACGTTTTACTTTGTCTAATTCTCTCTCTACACACTTATAAGCCTCACTAAATAGTGAAGTTACAAGTATTACATCGTCACCAAAGTCGATTTCTGTTTCTGTCGATGCACAGCATTTATATACTATGTAATCGCAATCAATTAATAATTTCATAAGTTAATGTACGTCTGCCCATGTCTTGCCATGCTTTGCATCTGCTGAAATTGGACATCTTAAGTTGTAATATTCTCCAGCTAACGTTGCTGAGGCTTGCAGTCCATACCTTGTGGCAATAATGCTTTTAGGTTCGCATTCAAACTGCAATTCATCATGTATAAAAGCTAATTGATGAGTGTTAACGTTGTTTTTAGCAAACAAATCATTAGCTATTACTAGCCAACGCTTTGCTATACAGCCAGCCGAGCACTGCAAAAGGTAGTTAAGAGCTTTGTGAGGACTATCGACTAAGACTTTACGCCCGTCAATTGCCAATAGAAATCCATTTTTAGATTTATCTGCTACCGCTTTTTGTAGTTCAGATAATCCATCAATAGCTTCAACAAAAGCTTTCCTAATTTCTTTACCTTTTTTAGCTGCTTTCGTCTCTGATAAGGTGCTGTCGTATGACAGACCTAACTTGAGGTTTCCAGCTCCATATAAGTAGGCATAAGATACAGTCTTGACTTGTCTTCTTGAGATGCCGATCTTATCAGCATTAACCTGATGGATATCTCCGTTAAGAAGGATATCTGCATACCTTCCACCGTCATATCTGCCAAGATAATGGGCAAGCATTCTTAACTCGATGCCAGCTAAATCAGCTCCAACCATAGTCATACCAGGGGATGCTGTGAATAGCTCTCTAAACTCTTTATCAGCTGGAACCTGAGCCAAATTGGGCTTACGATGGCTAGCTCTAAAAGTATTAGTATTTACTGAGCAATGATGATGAATCCTTTTATTGGCAGTAACAAGCTTGTTCCAAGCGTTCACGCCTTCGGATATCATTCCAAGCTTCTTTTTTATCGTCAAACATTTCGCACATTGAAGCGAGAAGGGAATATTTATCTCCGTCAATGTAGTCTCGTCTATAATTGGTTTCCCAGTCGTAGTGGTCTTGGTCAGTTTGACATTCAAACGATTCGTAAGAATCCATGCTATGTGATCTCGTGAGGTTGGGTTAAATTCTTTTAGTCTTTGTATTTCGCATCCTTCTCTATATCCTTGTGTAGCGTTATCTCGTTTAGGAGTGAACAACGCTCCTCCAATGAGAGTCCATTCTTTCCGAAGTATTTCAGTAAGTTCTTCCATCTCTCTTCTGAGATGTGACTCAAGTTGGAAACTTTTTTGTTCATCAAATGTCCATCCATGTATTTCTTGTTCAGTTAGTATTTGTGCGACTTGATGCTCTAACGCGAGCCAGTCAAATAAGGGCGGAAGTGCTCGCATAATTTAGTTGTTACTTGTACGTCTTGGACGCAATAATCTTGCATTTCTTGTGACCAGTCTTTCCAGTCAGTTGTCTTACCAAACTCTCCTTTGTATTCTCCGAGACGATATCCATAGGCTTCTAAGGAATGTCGTCCATATAATTGCAGTGGCATTCTTGCTATATTTCTTTTCTTATCTATGTCCATCATGTTTGGATGGTACATCCTAGATAAAATAAGAGTATCAAGAATAGTCCCACTAAACTTGAACCAAGGATAAGTTTTCCGAAGAACAGGTAAATCGTAGCCAATAATGTTATGACCAATAAGGACATCAGCATTGGATAGCCAATGCAAACCCTCCGTGATCGGGTAGCAGTCACCACCTTGATTATTAAATACGAAGGTTTCTTCCTTCGTGGAGTCGTAGATGGCAATGCAATGTATCTCAGAAACGTCATGTAATAGTCCGTTAGTTTCGCAATCAAAGACGAGCATTTGTTTTTCCGACATATGTTTTGTCCTTAAACTTTGCTTTCTTTTTGGCTTGCTTTGTAGGTGGTTTAGGTTTTTTTAGCTCAGAAGTCTGTGCTGGGATTGAAAATTGTGTTCTCAGTTTCATTGAATTTACAGGTGGTTTTGTCGTATTTCAGTGCAGCAGCTACTCCTGTTTCTCCTGAATATCTATTCTTTAAAATTCTTAGAGTTGAAACATCATCATCCGATTGCTGATCTCTTTCCAAGGCAAGTACGGTATCCGAAAGCTGAGATATAGCCTGGCTTCCGCGTAATTGTCCTAATGAAACCTTTGCTCCATCGGTATGATCTTGATCTGTATGTGTACGTCTTAGGTGTGATACTAAAAATAATGAGATACCAGTACGTTCAACTAAACTTCTAAGATTAGTCATTGTCTGATCTATCATGCGTCTCTCATCTCCTTGTAATCCACTGAGCAATATACTCAAATGGTCAAGGAAGATAACTTTTATATCCAGCCCAAGAGCCATGTACTCAATACGGTTGTAGATAGTATCCGAAGATAAACTACCAAAATGGTCGTATAGATAAAGGTTCCAATTATTGATAGTGGAATCATATGCTTCTTTTAATGTGGAGTATTCGTGTTCGCCAAGATGTAATGCCTTTCCTACAGACACTGACATAAGTCCTAGTGCTGTTCGCCTGTTAGATTCCTCTAATGCTATATAGCCAACCTTAACTCCTTCTTCTAAAAGTTGAGTTGCTAGTTGTCTACAGAAAGTACTTTTACCTTGACCTGTCCCTGCTGTAATTGTTGTTAGCTCACCGTATCTAATACCATGAGTCTTCTCTTGTAATCCTTCAAACTTATATTTGTGATTACATGGTGGGCTTGGTGTGGTGACAGCATCTAATAAAGATTTACCGTCAACTATCCCATCGGGTTGATACTCTTTAGCATCCCAGATAGCCCGTCTAATAGCTTCAGAATCATTCGCTTGTAACGCATCTGACGCATCTTTGTATTGCTCCAAGCGAGCAATCTTGACTTTTCCCGTAGGTAAGATTGACGCTGCTTTTTCAACAGCTTCTCTTCCGGCGTTGTCATTGTCAAAGAAGAGGACGATTTCCTCATACCCTTGTAATAAAGGTATTTGTTTCTGAATGTCTTTTTTGGCTGACGCTGCACCGTGAGGGAGCGAGACCATCGGCCAGTTCGGCATAGCCTCATAACAGCTCGCAGCATCTAGTTCACCCTCAGTAATAACAATACGCTTACCGTTAGTAGGGAATAAGTGCTGACCAAATAAGGTGTTAGTGGAAACTCCTTCATATTTAAATTGTTTTAGTTTGTCTTTGGTTTTGAATCCTTGAACTCTTCCAGAGTCATCGAAATAAGGGAATCGTAAATGTGTGTCGTCTCTGTAGATTTTGTAGAACTCGCAGGTTTTTTCACTGATGTTTCGTTTTTGCAGCCTTTGGGCTGATCCTTTAAAAGTGACATTGCTATGCATGTGATGAGTGTTGGGTGTGTCGTTGCCTTCTGTATAGGTTTGGCAACTAAAGCAATAGGTGTGACCGTCCGTATAAATGCCATTGGCATCGGACGATCCACAGTTACTGCATGGTTCGTGTCGTATAAATTCGCTTTCAGTCATGTAAGCCAATCAATTGGGATGGCATGGAACGCACACCATCTGATGTTGTAGCGTTTGCACCATTGTGCATACGTTGTTTTAGATTTTTTAGAAATCTTCTTATATGGATCTTGAAAGACAATTCTTAAGTCTATACCTGGGTTCTCAGTAATTACTTGTTTAACCTTACGTCTATCCTCTGGTCTCCAATATCCTTTAGTTTCTAGTATTACTCCATTCGGCAGTATGAAATCAGGTGTGTATAAATGTTGAATTGTATAAGGAAAACTTACACTTTCGTATTCATAGTCCACACCTAAATCACACAGTAGATCAGAGACTTTTTCCTCTAATCCTGATTTGAACATTAGAAGTCATCGTCAGGAATAACTTCTGCAACCGCAGCTGGCGTAACGTTTGGGTCATCAGCTTTAAATCCTGATGTCTTACCAAACAATTCGGCTACGCCAATTTCATCTAAGTCGCCGGTGTCTACTCCAGCTCCTGATTGAACTGAGACAACCTGTATCCCTGATAACTTTAATGATGTGCCGTATGTAGTTCCATCCTTAAGTATGTAAGGCTTCTGATGAAACCCTATCTTAACTTTAGATCCTTCATATACTGGTGTGTCTGTATTAGTAATGGGTGATCCTTCTGTGTCTACCACTGGAGGACGCTTCTCTTCAGCCCATGAAAACTTAACTATAAACTTTCCATCAGACACCTCTTCCCAAGGTGTAGGTTTAAGAGTTGATCTCTTTGGATTCTTTAGCTTTGACTCTGCCCATTTAAGGCATTCAGCTCTTTCAGTCTCAAGTGCGTCAACTATGTCACTACCGACTACTGCCTTAAGTGAATAGCCAAACTTACTTGGCTTTAATATCGCCTGATAACCCTCAAGGGTTACAGGATCTTTTGTTACGTGTATGTTCTTCATTAACAGAAAAAATAAGTGGATTCAATTACGGATGACGGTTCAAGGTCTCCAATAATTGGTGGTTCAGTCTTTGCTCCAATAGCTTTGGCAAAGTCTTTTAAAAAGTCACGCTCTGCAAATAGATGCATGTAAGTGTCCCGTACTAATGTGGACAAGTGAGTCATATCAGTAGCTCTACATAGAACTGAGTCATGTATTAAAGCTATAGGTGCATTAAATTTAGTAGCACTTAAATGAAGTAATGAAGCATCAAGTGAATGTATTAGGTTAGGAGCAGTTGCATTCTTATGATGTCTAAGATCTACACCCTTCTCTCCATCTAACACCTTGATACGACAACGACCCATCAACTGCAATTCAACAGTTTTATGGTCATACTTCATTAATCGTTGTGTAACTCTAAAGAACGAGGGAGTTTCCCAAGATATCTGTTCAGCTCCATCCTTAATAGCTTTTCCTACTTCCTGCTCTATCCATCGCATAACCTTCATAGGTCCTGGTACGACTGCCTCCATGGCATCTCTAACCGCTTTGACTATTTGTGTTAGTTCGTCTTTGTCTACCTCAACGTCTATATCTTTAAATGCGTCTCTAATATATTGCCTGTTACTAAAAGGTTTAGCGTTATAGGGAATAGTCATAACCACTCTTTTGGTTTTTTTTCTATCCCAGTAAGGTCTTAACCTTTCAGGTATTTGATCTATACATTTATCAGCAATTACTTTATAAGCATCTTGAGGTTTATCGCTTGGTATAACATTTACCAAACAAGCTGTGGACTTATCGCGGGCAAGCCCTGCCAGTATCTGTAGACCTGAACAAGTTGCATCGGTTGCCACTGGAATACCAGTTGTATTCTTACCCAGCATGACCACTGAATGATATTCATGGCATGCAGCTAAAAATTGCCAAGGTTCCTCAGCTACTTCCCAGTCACCTATATTGTTTAAGGGATCTGTAGCTACTCTAATAATTAATAAGATATTTTCTCGTTTAGTTACCCAAGCTAACCTATCTTCCATAGTTGCTTTATCCAGACCATAAGATGTGGAGACACTAAAAGCTAACCATTTAATTGCATCCTCAGTAACAGGTGCTTCATCAGCAAACCTTATTAAACTCTTTCCAAAGTCAGTGTCTTGAGGTGTAAGGAAGCTAGGTATAGGGTACGCTCTACCTCTGTAGTCAAAACTCCAAGGAATATAATAGTCTTTATCTTTAAACTCTCGGACACAATTCATTGTCATCCTAGTTCTACAAGATATTCTCCATTCGTTAGCGTTCTTATTACGTGATATAGCTTTATCCTTTCTCCATTGCTTACGACCTTCCTCATTTGTATCTATATCGGAAGGCTTAGGTGGGTCAGGATGATTAATAACAGGACGAAATTTTCCTACTTCAATTTCTCTTTCCTCCAGCTCCTCCGCAACCATCACAGTAAACGGATTTAAACGGTATTTTACCTTCTGAATTTGATTAAGAAATTGATAAGTAGTTTCCCCCTGTATACGGAGGGGTACCCCTCTGCGAACCATCTCATGGCAACGAGTTAAGTCGTTTAAGTAGTATCCTCCTTCATGTACTGGAGACCAGTCTCTTGGTTCGATCAACATCGGCCAAGCTAATGGACTAAATAATTCAGCTAATCTTATAATTTCTTCCTTGTTTTTATGGAACTTATCAGTAATTACTACAAACCTAGGTGTCTTACCATTATGACGTTGATTCTCTGTTTTAAACCAACCTGAAGATTCCATTAAACAATCAAGAAACCATGTTCCTAACTTGATTCGCTCAATTCTATTCCATGGTATCCATTGATCTATCTCCTCATGCTTACTCATTAAAGTCTGCATGGATTTACGTTTGTATTCCGTACCTTTAGCTTGATGCCAATAATTCTTTTTTAATGTCTCAAAAAGCCCTGGTCCACTGGCTTCGTAGTATTTCATCTGACATTCAGCTTCAATAGCTGAACCAATAGCCTGTACAACGTTAGCAACCTTACTATTCTCTTTACGAGGGGAGAAGATCTTATCAAAAGTAATCTTTGCAGTGATAGCTCCCTGTGATTCTGAATCAAGAGATAATAGATAAGGCAATAACTGCATTAAATGAGCCGCATCTTTAACTGCAACCTTAATTCTTTCTTCTTTCTTTTCTTCAATTAATTTAACTAAATAAGGCAAAAGAGTTTCAATTGATGCCGAACCAAATGTAGTGGCAGAAGCGTAATCTTTATCTAATAATTTTTTAGTATTAGATCTAATGCGTTCCAATCCTCCTTGTATTTGTCTTCGCTCAAACTTCTCTTGCATCTCTAAATCAGCAGTTGTAGGCATACGATGAGTGTTGAAAATGGTCGCTGGATTATGGGTTGGATATTTGTCCTTAAGTGGACAAGTCCTAAATAAAGATAGGGACTGAGTTTTACCCCAATCCCTATTTGACCTGTTCGCTAGTGTATTAGATTATCAATTTCATTTTAAGTCCGGCGCGTCTACCAATTCCGCCACACTCCCAAGGGTTTTGGACGTATTGATTATAACAAACACGCTTAACATATCATAAAATCCGTAATAAAATACTTGTGAATCGGAACAGTTGGATTCGCTAGATAAGGTTTATATCGTGTTGATTACCTTCATCAGTAGCATGAGCGTATCCGAGAGTTGTGGCTATGTTCGCATGACCCATCATGTATTGAATATTTCTGGGTTTGCTACCGGCAGCGAAATGCCACGTGCCAAAAGAATGGCGCAAGCTATGAAAACAATAGCCATCCTTGTGATCAAGGTTGACTGGATATGCTTCCATCACCTTTTTGAAGGCTTTGTATAAACGATCCTTAGCTCGTTTACCTTCTTGTTCACCTTCTCTTGCACCCCAGTCCAAACCAAAGACACGATCTCTCGCACCTAAGTCCTGGCAACGCTTTTGAAGCATTGGTTTAAGTGATGCATGGATAGGTATGGCACGATATGCACCACTCTTGGTGGTATCGTCCTTCCGCGCTCCAACGTGTATAGAATTTTGTAAGAAATCCACACGAGCTGCGGTCATTCTGAGTATCTCACTTTGTCTCATGCCTGTGTAGGCTGCAAAGTTAACGATGTCAGCAATGTCTTGTCTACCCCAGATATCTACAGCTGAGGTACAAATCTGATCGACTTGCTCCTTAGTAAAGAATATCCGTTGATACTTATTCTCTTTACGCATCTCAAATTGAGGTACATCAAAGAATATAAGTCCATGTCTTTTGCAGTAATTTAATACTGTCTTGACAGAAGACGTAAACCTATTAATAGTTGCATTGGCAAGACCATCTTGTTCGAGGGCTTTACCTATTCGACTCATTAAAGGAATAGTAATCTTATCAACAGGAAAATTAATCCCTTGATAATTTGTGAAATAGTTTGCATAACAAATGGCTGATGTAGCACCAGATCCATTACGCCATGTTGATCTATTTTCTATTGTGTATTTGAGGCATTTACCCCAAGTTGCTGTCGGCATAGAGTATGTTTTTAAGTTGTTGTACAAGTATTCGACCTTTGGGTGATAACTTGAGAATCTGTCTCCTTCTGTTAGTTGGATCTCGATGCTTAGTAATCAATCCCAGTCCGGCTTTATTCAGCCTATGAAATTCAGATAACCAATCAGTGTTACGACTACCACTAGCAGTTGAGAAGGCAAGAGCCTTTTCCAGATCACCTTTGAAACAGTCATCATGGGAAGCAACATATAGAAAAGTAGCTATAACTTGGGCGGGTATTTCCTTATCAAATGTTCTTAAGTGTTCAATTGCTTGAGCCAGTTTCGCCATCTGATAATCCGTCACCACCCTGCTTGGGTCTGAGTTCGTCATTGGGTTTAGTTGCTGGACAAGAATACTCTAGCGTAAATCTACCTAAATGGATAGAACAATCGCAGTATTTGTCTTCGTCTATACCAAGATAGAGCGAGCCAAATGAAAAGAGTTGCATAAAGGCTCCTTAAATTAATAGTCAGTAGAGTAGTTAAACAATATAGATATAATCTAGGTTACTAGAGATATAACTGTTTATTTACTACTTGGTATAGTATAGGTATTATTACTATCTGTCATCTGTTGTTGCATAATGTTAACAATCTCGTCCCTATGTGGATGAGTTTGTATAGCCCGTAACAGTTCGTTAGATCTGCGTGTATAAGTTGTTTCATTCATGGGTTGTAAAAGTCCGTTGGTAAATCGTCAGGTTTAAGGTGATACATGCCTTCTTCAGTGCACATATATATTTCCTTGTTTTCTTGCATACATTTACTTATGCAATTCTTCGCACCTCTCTCGGTGTTGTAGAACTTTTCTTGGTATGTGCCGTCCTTATCTTTCATGCGGATAATGGCAAATACTGAGTCAGGTATCTGGTAGCCATATACTTTCCAGTCTTCAAACTGTTCGTACGGCATGGATGGAAAATACTTATCAGGTGTATTTCGTATTGCTTCACAGCTGTTAGGGAAATACCTTTGTCCTTTATTTGGTTTACGTCTCATAATGGGTAACTTCCTGTAATAGGTTTAACATCAATTAGTTCAAATCCCCTGGTATCACACCAGTCCTTGGCTTTCCATGCTGCGTCTTCGTGATCATCAGCCTCCATAAGATGCCATCGCCAGTCAGACCAATGAGGAAGTACTTTAAATTCAACTTGATAAGGGTTCATACATGCCTCGATGAGTGTTAAGAAATACCTGTCTCTTTCGAGGGGTTTACTGACTGTCAGGTGTAGTCACTAAGACTATTTAGTTTTTAGATTTTCAAGTATTTCTTTTAATTTCCACCATTCGGTAGAAAGATATATCACTTGGTTTAGTTGATACAACAGAAATTCCTGTGTTGTTGATGGGTGTAAATTCAAAGTTGTCCTTGTCTCCTTGCTTGTGTGTCTCTAAGTGTTGGGCGTGTTGGAAATAGTTCTGGCTCAGGTCTAAATGAAGTGCGTAGTATTTCCATACGCATGGCATCGTCCTTAATTTTCTTAAGTACTTGAATACAATCCTCATAAGATAAGTTTTTATCTAGATCAGGGTTGTATTGCCATGTCAATTCATAGACCTCAGCTATAAAGCTGGCTTGGTTCATGCTGTTTTTAATCCTCTTTTTTTAGCTGAGTATCTATCTTTGATACATTCTTTTAAGTCCTTGAGTTTGATACCATCAAGTACTACTTTGTCGCTGTGATCGCTGTAGATCATTAGTGTTTCCATGTCCTCGTTGTAGTAAATACTTGCGTCCTTCATAAAGAAGTGGAAAGTTACATCGGGTGATAAATTAGCCATTAGTCAGTAAAGCCCCGCTCTTTGCGTGGGCAATTGGACGTGATCGGAATCGAACCGACCTTGCGTGTTGTCTCTACGATGCGTCCATCTATGAGACGTGTTGCATTAACCATTCGTCCTTGGTTATGTCCTTGAGTCCTTGGACATAGAAAAAATAAAAAGAAAATATATCCGTCCTTAGTTTTCCTGGAAATATTCCAGGTCACACCTATCCCTTGATCAGGTGCGTCCCTGCTTGATGAGTGTTGAAATGATTCCTTAATTAATAAATAACCACTGGACTTATTGACATTGCCAGTAATTAATTAACCCCACTGTTCAGCCATAGCCTGAGCTATACCCTTATATGTGGTACTTCTTAACTTCCATCTATCCTTAGATGGAGGTAAGTAATGGAGGCGTTGAGTTACTTTCTTAGGTAGTCCAGTTAAATCCTTAATGTCTGTAGGTTTTAAAGGGTCGAGACCTCGTAACCATAAGCCTGTTTTCTTAGTCTCATAGTGTCCGTGCTCATACGGTTGAACGTATTGGGTAGGCTTACCGATGTAAGACTTAGTACTAATAACACCGACAGGATTCTCAAGACATACTCTCGGAATGTCGCATTGATAGAGACGTTCAAAGAATTTAATCGCGGCTTGCTGCCTTCCATCCTTGATCTTTTCAGGGAACCACGCCGCGCCGCTGATAGCTAGATCAGTGCATGGTGGATGGAAGATAGCTAAATCCCAGTCACCCTCGATGAAGTCGAAGATGTCACCTTGATAATGTTTATCAGTGGGCGTGTCACTGGGTAGGAGATCGCAGCTCCATGCATTGTGACCACGTGCAGCGAATGCCTCACGTACAACACCGCTGTATTCACAGCCAATTAATACATTCATTTTAGTATGGTATGTAAATGTGGATAGGTTATTTATTTAAGAATGTATCGACCTTCTTCTTACCACCGCCATGAGCTACGAATGCAACAACGTACTTGCGGTCACTCTTACTACATAGCTTGCATGTCTCACACTTAGTAGGTGCACATGTTTGAGCTGGACATACAACTACCTTGCGTCCATCAGGTGTTGTTATCTTTTCTTTAACTTTAAATAACTCTTGCTTCTTGCCTTGATAAGTTACCTTATAAGACTCGATAGCTTTGTGATCAGAAGGTATGACAGTAACAGCCGGCATGCCTTCATTCATTGCTGAGTCAGCATCCTTAAGGGATT